ACTCCAGTTGATCGCGCTGAGCCTTGGCATTGATGTATTTCTGCGCCGCCGATGAGATTTTTTTCTTTTCCCGGCGGCTCTGAAATCCGTCTGATCTCTTAACTCTGGGAGACAAACTCATCTTGGTAAGTCCTCCTGCCGTCTTGATACGCAGCGTTTGCGCCATGTTGATCCTCCATTGTAACCGCCGGAGCCCCATGGCCTGCGCGCTGTTTTTGTCGATACTTTCTGGCCGCTGCGATCTGCCCGCAGGCCGGCACGTCATAAATTTGATTTTTCCGCCTGGGAAGGAACACCCGGTGGCAAATCGGGCATTCCCGGTAAAAGTCCGCCGGAAGATCCGGCTGCTCACCATATTGCTCGTAAAGCCGAGCCTTATACCGGCCGTAGCTTGTTCTGGCATCGTCGGCGGCCTTGCTTTCCCGGCACGAACGGCACCGCCCTTGGCGATCCGTTTGACCCCGAACCCCGCAGACCCAGCACCGCTGCTCCATCCCGGTCACCTCCAGTGTTTTCGAGTATCCCTCGCTGGTGGTAGATCCGGAACTTCCACCGTCCTCGGATCGAGACCCGCAGCGCGGAGTTGCCCTATCAGGGATCCATACCGCATTCTACGCCGAGTAGCCCAGAGAGCCATCCGGCACCCGCAGCACCGGCCGTCTGCGCCAATCTCAGCACCGATGGCATGGCAAATCTTGCATTCTTGATGCTTGGACACATTGCACACCCCCTACCCGCAGGCACGGCGGCGGAAGAATACCGTGTAGGTTTCCTGATACTGGGTGACGGAGATCAGGTCATAGCCGTGCCGGTTGATATAATCCATCGTCCGCAGCAGCTCCGGCCGTCCCTCGCAGACTTGAAAGTCGTAGATATACCAGTGCGCCAGAAAGTTTGGCCCCACGACAACCTTTGTGTTTTTAGCCATCGATGTCCTCCTTTTGCCGTTTCCGGATGAAGATGGAGGTGCATTTCGCGCCGTTGCCCGCAAGCCACTGGAGGACGCGGGCGAAG